GTAAGAAAATATATGTTACCTTATACTCTCAAAAGAGTAGTATATGAAAATAACAAACCGCACATTTTAACATCATTCAAATAAAATGACAACTAAAAAACCATTTAAAAAAACAACTGAATACTTCACAGTTAACTTTGCAAGTAAGACAGACTACAACAAAGTTATCAAACATTTAAAACTAGAGGGACTAACCTTAGATTATTACCTATTAGAATTTGATTTGGAAGGGGTGCTAGGACAGTCTAATTAGTGTCACATAGTACTGGTATTTGTTACCAGTATCGACTATAATAAGAGTAATCAAACAAAAGGAGTATTTCAAAATGCCATTAACAGCAGTTGTTTCAAAAAAGAACTACAAGACAGTTAAAATTGACACATATCAGAAATTGCTACTTAATGCTATTGATACCTATGGGAGTGGAGACTGGAAAAATAATATGTCAATTCACCATAAGCACGATCAGAGTATGTTCAGCAATATTTTAATCGGTTCTCAAGTTGTTGCTAAGGTAGTTTATGATGTTGCACATGATGATCTTTCTATGGATGACTATACAGCAATTCATATTGATAAAACAAAATTCGCTCAGGTTAGTTATATCGCATTTGTAAATGATGTTGACCAGTTTAGAGACTCTCATCAAATCGTTAGATACAGAAATATGCTCAGTAAATTTTACACAGTTATACAAGTAGCAAATAACGCTATCAGATACTAGTAACAGTATGACAGTACGATTAGTGGCACATTAACCCACTAATCGACTGTAAAATACACTATAATTAAGATAACAAAACAAAAGGAGCATTTCAAAATGTTATTCACACATGAAACAAAAGAGTTCGGGACTATCCATACTCAAGCAATGATTAACTCTTTTATTCCCTTTGAAGTCATCATGAGAGAGACTACAGAAGGCGGTGATGCATTATCTGACTTTGAAGGATATGACCCTAGTATGGGTGCATCATGTCAAGAGTTAACAGAAGTGTGTGATGACATTTATGACACATTACTATTACACGCTCTTAAAACATATCCAGACAAAGCAATTAGAGGTATTAAAAGAAAATGAGTTGCCTACAGAATGAAATCATCCTCGAAAATCTATTCGAGGAGGTTCAAACCGAATTTCCAGACTTATCCGAGGATGAGCAAATTAAAAAAACTTACGAACTATTCGAGGACTTAATTCAATGAACAAAATAGAAGGATTCACACCAAATCGTACAGAATACGATTTAATCTATTCAGCATTTAGACATTTTAGATGCTTAATGACTGATGAGCAAGAGGTCATGAGCGAGCAGATACTTGATAAACTTTTCTATCCTAGTTTTGATAATTTGACTCAAAATGACCTATAAACCAGTATGGTATGACTCTACCAAACAAAAAGAGCGTTTTTACAAAAAGTTCCAGGAAATCGAAATCGGGGACTATGTAAGGTATTATAAGGAGTATGGTCAAATCATACTACGTTTTGATGATACCGAACAAGTTTATCTAACTAACGATAAACACTATATGCTTCCAATTAACTGGAAAAAAACTAAAATCATTGCTAAATTTTAAAATGACTCAACTTGAATTTCTAACCGAAGTATTAAGCGATTATTGCTATAATGAGCAATTACCGTTTATGTCAGCATCCGATATACTTCACACATATAAAGCGACTCTTTCAGTATCTCAACGAGAGTGGTTAAGAAATTATATCATAGTATGGGATATTATACAAGAAAATGATAGTCTTGTGGATATGCCCGCCCGATTTTTTGGTATAGATAATATAATGGTCTAATCCCCCATTCTAGTATAATTTCCGAAAAATGTCAACCCATTTTCAATTAATTCCTTGGTGCGAAGTAGTCCACGCTATTGAAGTAATAAGGCATGAAGAGTTAACAAAACCTACCATGACATATAAGCAACTAATCGAAGAGTTAAACAAACTTAATGAAGAGCAACTTAATATGGAGGTAGTCATATATGATAAGGATTGCGAGGATTCAATAAAAGCAGATTCGCATTTAATCATCAAAACTGGACAGGTTTACATAGGTATTTAAAAATGAGTGATGATCTTTTAAAAAAATACAATTTCCTTAAAGGTGAGTTAGTGGAGGTTAAGGGAGATATAGGGAGGATTAACTTTATAAGTGATGAGTACATTACCATAACAACAAAGCACGAAGATAATCAAAATTTCAAAAGTGGATACAAACAAACTAACGTAGTAGTAAGTAAGGCATATTGGAAAGAAATAAAATTTATTACTAGGGAGGAATTAATAAGGGTTACCCATGACTAAGGACAGTAATAAAGAAAATAAACTAATCCTAAAAAGGACATCCGCAGGTATGATAACATACTGTTTTATAGTATGTAAAGAGATCATCATAGGGTTATGGGAGATAGTCAGAAATAAGAAATATTATAGGAGGGATATAGGTAAATAAACAATTATCCGTATAATTAACCGATAATAATAAATATCAAAATAAATCTATTAGTGTTTATCTTATCGTTATTAATATGCGATCTTAATACGGTCTTAGCATACAGACTACCGACTTGCAAGGAATATCACAGAATCGTCACAAACTTGACAGGCACAGAGATTTATGGGATAATAAGGCATTGCCAACAGTATGCCCAGTTGCCTATGATAGTTCCAGGAAAGTATAAAACACTTGCCGAGAAATTTCCCCTTATCAGTAATGAGCAGACTATAGAATTATGTCAGTTTTTACTGGATACGGAACAGGTCACGGAGAGATATAAACAGACAGTAACCAGACTATTAGAGGAGGGATTTTTGTACCACGTGCCAATCACATAAGTGGCACATTAGAGGATGCACACAGGTAACCATATACTATAATAGATGTATACCAAACAAAGGAGCATTTAAAAATGAATCTTACACCAATCGCATCTAACATGACTGAGGTAGAGACAAAAACACACCGTATTCTTTTCAGTTATAGAACACCAGTTGCTGCTTATGAATTTGGTAGAGGATGGATCAAAACAGATCAATTTTGGTCAGTAACTACTAGCAGACACATAAACAAGTGGGGTGCTAAGGGTGGCGAAGAGGTTCCCCAATCTTACTTAGACAACCTAGTCTAATTGACACACAGGTAAAAAACGATTATAATAGGGTTAACTCACACTAACCCTATTTTTTTATGCTTTAATATTTGACAGTTATTATAAAATGATAATCATTTTCATTTAGCCCTTATGGCAGTTATGGGGGTTATCTTTGGATGGTTGGTGGCCGATATATTAAAAAAGATAGAGACCCTAACCTACAAAGGTTCCCAAACGCATGTTAAATATTAATCGAAAATAAAAAAATCCCCAGTACAAAAAATTTCCCAGAGGTAAAAAATGACTTCACAAGATGATCGTGTATGGTGCATAGAGCAACTTATAAGGAAAGAAGGTTTCCTAGACAATCGAATGTATGAATGTGCACAACAATGTGCTATATCTGGTAGACCTGAGACTAAGGAAGAACTATATACATCATGGGAGTTATGGAAGAGTACACATCCAGACAATAATCCCTACAATCAGAGAAATAAACTATGAGCACAAGATTCACAACCAGGTTAGACGAAGACGATTACGGTGACCTTATACTTACGATACCGTATGAAGTATGTGAAGAACTTGGATGGAATACTGACTCTGAACTAGTGTATGATGCAGTAGATGGTAAATTTACACTGAAAAAATTAGATGACTAAATAGCCGTGAGGCATTTCTGAACTTACTATGATATTTTTTAAAGAACAAGTAAAAAGATTCTTCACTACAGGTAAGTGGGCATTGAAGTTGATCTTCATTGTAGTGCTTGCAGAATTAACCTTTGTTGGTGGTGCTCTTATTGGTCTTGCTGGTCCTCTTGATGAGAATGATAGCAATAACATCAAACATATCTTGTCTTTAGTTGCTACAAAGTCCTTTGCATTATATGCAGCAGAGAAAGGTAATAATGATCCTTATAAAAAACTGAAAGAGGAATCGTAACCCTCCACCCCTCGCGATCCACATTATGCCGAGAATATTTGAATTATTTCCTACTCCCCTATTTGAAAGCGGGATTACTCCGAGGGAAGAGTGGGTGCGTTTCGCTGTCGATGAACCCTATGGGCGAAGTCCCGAAGATCCGAACTCGATTTCGTGTGATAAAAACGTATTAGATCTACTGCCTGACTTAAAAGAAGAGATTACAAACGCTTGTAAGGTATATGCTCACGAGTACTTGGGTGTCATGGAGCATAATGATGTCTATATTAGTCGTTCATGGTGTGTAAAGCATAAGAAAGGTGACTGGGCGGGTCTACATGCTCATATAAACTCGATATGGAGTGGAATATATTACCTTAAGTGTGATGATAGGAGTGGTTCTGTAGTATTTGAGAAAGGTTGGAACTATAATAATTGCTTTACTAGTACATTACAACCAGATCACTTCCAAAATCATCTAAATCAGGATGCATTTTCGTTTACTCCTGTAGATGGCACTCTATTAATCTTCCCTTCTCAGCTTCAACACCGTGTATTACGTAGCGAAAGTGACAGTTTACGATATTGTATAGCGTTCGATGTTTTCATTTCTGGTAAAACAGGTTATAATGGTGGTAATGGTATAGAACTATGATTAAAGAATGCTCTAAGTGTAGTGCTCGTTGGTTAGATGGGCAATTATACTGGGCTGATGGCAAGATGGGATGTCCGCATGACCTTGCAGGACTCGTTTGTAACCTTCCTGACCTTAAAGAGGAGGGTATTTGTATTAATCCATGCAAAGGATCCACAAGTGGCACGACTTGGCAACATAGAAATATTATGCTAGACTATTGGGATATATAAAATAAAAACTATGGTCAACTTACGAGAGAAAATTCTGAGAGCACAAATCAATTACTATCAGGGTTTGATCTGTAAACATCAGCAGAATGTAGAAATCTACCTCAATCAACCTGTAGGTATAGGTGAGCATCCTGATGTCATGGGAGCGATTGATCAAGAGATCAATTCGATTGCTCAAAACCATGAGAAGATTGACATTATCAATCACTACTTCTTAAATGCCTAAGTACGAACTCGAAGGAGCATATGATGAACACTGGATGGAACAATGGAAGTTCAACCAGACTGTTAACAAAGCTTTGGAGCAGATAGTAAATAGACTCACAGAATTAGAGAAAAAGGTCTCAGAACAGCCTACAAGTGACAAAACTTTCTATAAACCGTATGGTTATGACGATTATTTGTCATTATATGACACTTTAGACGCTATTTTTAAGCGTTTAGACGATTTAGAGGGCAAAAAACGCACTTTTGGTAAAATTTAACACTATTTTTATGAAAAAACCTAAAAAAACACGTCAAGGAAGCAGTATTTGCACAAAATACGCTGCATCTTCACGGAATGGTAAAAGGAAGAAATATCGTGGTCAAGGTAAGTGATGGATGAAGTTGAAGAGTCTTGGAGTGAATCTAGACTCAACAAACCGAAGAAATATCCAATGCCTTTATGGTTGACTGATGAAGAATTTGACAAAATGGTGGAGTCATTATGGATTCGTAGGAAGTCTGATACATTATGTAATGCATTATATAATAGAATGAGTGCAATAAAAGGTATACAACCTCGATAAATAATAATTAGTTAGATTATGAATCGTGACTTATAGAGCACTTCCTGACGGATTGTACATTTCGACCTCACCTGTGGCAGGTCAAGGAGTATTTACTAGTAAATCTCTTCCAGTTGGCACAGAATTAGGTATGAGTCACATAATTATCGCAGATGAGATCATTAGAACCCCTTTAGGAGGGTTTATTAACCATAGTGATACTCCAAATTGCGAGAAATTATGTCCAAGAGTCGAAAAAATGTATAATTTGACTAAAACGCACTATAAATCAATAAAGAAATATTATGTAAAGGTAATAAAACCTATTGCTGAAGGTGAAGAATTATTCTTGAGTTACACTTTCTATAAGGTATAATGGCAATTAAAGAGGTAAGAGGTACAAAAGACAACCTCTCTCGTGGTTTCAAAGACATAGGTGTAGGTTTTCTATTAAATGCCTTCACTAAGGATGCTGCTGTGGTAAAAAATGAGAATGCCATTAAACAATCAATCAAAAATTTAGTACTTACACAGAAGGGGGAAAAGTTGTTCCAACCTGAGATAGGTTCTGGTGTGTATGAATTGCTCTTTGAACCAATGGATCCGTTTACAGCAGATTCTATTAGGGATGAGATAATAAATACTCTAGGACAGTATGAACCTAGAATTACCATTCAAGGTGTTAGGGTTATGCCTAACGAAGAAACTAATCAATTTGATGTAACGGTTGAGTATAGAATTGTAGGTCAACCTATTGTGGAAACAGTCAATTTCATCTTGCAGAGACCTGAGTAATGCAACCAAATAATTTAACAGCATTAGATTTTGGTGATATCAAAGCCTCAATCAAATCATATCTAAGAACTAGACCTGAGTTTACCGATTATGACTTTGAAGGTGCTGCTCTGTCATATCTTATAGACACTTTAGCATATAATACCTATTATACATCATTCAACGCTAATATGGCAATGAATGAGGCATTCCTACCGTCTGCTACAGTAAGAGATAACGTTGTTAATATAGCAAAACTACTAAACTATGTTCCTACCTCTATAGTTGCTTCTAGAGCGACTGTATCGTTCACTATTCAGTGTCAACAAACAAGTGATGCATTTCCTAGTACAGTTACCTTGAAGAAAGGTTCTATATTACAGGGTGGATCATATATGTGGAATATCATGGCAGATACTACACAATCTGTCGATCCTACTACTGGAGTTGCAACATTTAGTAACATAGTTGTCAAACAAGGAACTATTCTTAACTTTTCATATACTGTTAATACCTTTGCTTCTCAAATTTACAAGATTCCTTCAGAGAACTGTGATATTTCTACTTTATCAGTGCAAGTAAGAGCATCAGAGACATCCACAACTTCTGACTTATATAATAGAGTAGACACTATAAGTAATCTTTCTGCTACATCTCGTGTATTCTTCATCCATGAAGGTGAGGATATGCGTTATGAGATAAAGTTTGGAGATGATAGTATTGGTAGAGCATTAAGTGATGGTGAGGTTGTTACTCTAGAATACCTTGTTACTGACGGTGAAGTTGCTAATGATGTTAATATATTCAATTTTATTGGTAGATTAGAAGATAGTCTAGGTAGAACTTATACTGGATCACATGTAACTATGACTTTAGATGAGAAGTCTGGTTATGGTGAGAGTGCTGAATCTATAGAATCTATCAAATATAACGCTCCGAGGTACTATTCCTCTCAATATAGAGCAGTTACTGCACAAGATTATGCAATCATCACTAAAAAAGTGTATGATAACGCACATTCCGTAGTTGCATATGGTGGAGATTCACTAAATCCCCCAATTTACGGTAAAGTTTACATTGCTATTAAGACAAAGACAGGATCTTTGCTCAATGATCAGACTAAAAAGAGTATTGCTGCGGATTTACGCGGTTATGCGATGGCATCTATTGATCCTGTGGTCATTGATCCCGAAAATGTATACATTTATCCGAAAGTATTCGTTCAGTATGACACAGGTTGCGGAAGTGATACATCAACTATCAAAACAAATGTATCTCAAGCAATAGAAGACTGGGCAACACAGACTGAGATTAATAACTTCAACTCTACATTTAGATCATCTCAATTTGAGAAGGCAATTACTCTAGCAGACAAGTGTGTTAGTGACGTATCACTACAAACTACAATACTACGATACATACGACCTACTACCAATCAAACTAATACTTACACAATCTCAACTGGTTCTGCACTCTATAATAGTGCTCCATCTAAAGATGGCGGTGACGGAAGTAATCCTAAAGAACCTATTCTACTCTCTGGATCTTTTAGAACAGCAGATAGACCTGGTGTTGATCAACAATTTGAAGATGACGGATACGGAAATCTAAGAACCTACTACAATACAGGAACAAGAAAAATTTATACTAACAATGCTGCAGGTACATGTAACTATGATACAGGTGAAATCGCTTTTGGTCCTGTATCAATTATTGGTGCGGGTGCAAATATTGCAACAGCAGGTATAAATGTTACTAATAATACAACAGGTGCGGGTTCTGTAACTGATTCTACTCTACTTCCAGTAGATTTACAAATTCCAGTTCAATTCATTCCTGCTAACTCAAATAGTATTCCTGCTTCTACTCCAGGCACAATTATTAACATTGTGTTGCCAGAAATAACTGTAGCACCTGTAGGAACAGCACCACCTCCAACTATCCCACTAAATAGTTTGACACCAAGAGTTTTTGACCAAACACCATCAACTATACAGGTATCAACAACAAGTACAACCAACCTAACCACCGCCTCTTACTAGAGTAGATGACGAATATTAACAAGGTATCACAAGCGGTTGTCTCACAGACACCAGATTTCGTAGAGTCAGATTATCCCCTCTTCAACCGATTTCTTGAGTACTATTATGCTTCTCAGGAAAAAACAGGTCTTGGTCAGAATATTTTAAACAATTTTCTAGGATATCTTGACATTGATAAACTAGACATCAGTATTTTAGATGGTTCTACGAAAGTTAGAGAAGGAATTACTGCTACTAGTGATAAGATTGTTGTAGAGAGTGTAGATAGTTTCCTAGAGAAGAATGGAACAATATTAGTAGATAATGAAGTAATATTCTATGAGACCACCACACCTGCTCCTAACATTGCACTAACACCTGGTATTAACTATGATCAGGTAAAATTAAAGTGGTCTGAACTAGCAAGTCCTTTAACTAGTTTTGATGGTACTACATCAAGATTCCCATTACTATCACAATCTAATCCTGTAGGACCTCCATCTGCACAACACATGATTGTAAGGGTGTATGGTGATTGGTTACTTCCTAATGTTGATTATACTGTTGATGGTGATCATATTGTATTCACTAATCCTCCAAGAGCGAGAGTTGTAGCAGATGACGCAGCATATACTTACATTACTTACTTAAATGGTTTTACTGAGAACGATATTGTTGCTATGGACAATATCTCTGGTGCATTTGGTGAGAATAAGAGACAGTTTACTATTACACGGAACGGAGTAAGATATGAACCTACTGTAGATGAATATGTTATTGCAATCTATGATAACAAGTTGATGATTCCTAAAATTGACTTTTTCATTGATGGTGATCAGTTTATATTCAAAGAAGCTCCATTAAACGGAAGAATACTTAATTTCTACGCTATTGAAGCACCTATACCTTCATTTGGTAAGGATGCTGTTGGATATGCTCAAATTAGTGATGCGGGTACTCTTACTGGAATTAGTGTTAATAATTCAGGTACTCAATATAGATTCCAATATCCTCCTCAAGTTTCTATTAATTCTGAAACTGGAACAGGTGCATCTGCAACTGCTCTTGTAAATGGTGTTAAAACTCTTTCTCTATTGAATGGTGGTTTTGGATATAGTGAAACTAACCCTCCAGTAGTTCAAGTTGAATCTCCAACATTAGATGGTTCTCAGCAAGCAACTTTAAAGGCAACTGTTACTAATGGTGCTGTATCTGGTCTTGAGGTGGTCAATTCTGGGTCAGGGTATACATTTACCCCTAGAATCACTTTCAGACAGCCAGGAGGTTGTACACTAGGCACAGGACAGATCTTAAATGGATCTATCAGTATGGTTCCTCCAATTACCTATGGTGGTTTTGGATATACAACTGCTCCTCATGTTTATGTTGATGAACCTACAGGTGAATCACCTATTAGAGCAAATATTAAAGCACATTTAGTTGACGGTGCTGTATCACAACTAGAAATCTTAAATGCGGGACAAGGATACACTACTACACCTAGAATAGCGATTGTTGATCCTGTTGGTGCACAAGTTTTAGAAACTGTTGTTGATACTGACGGAAGAGTTACTTCTATTGAACTTTTAGACGGTGGTGGCGGTTATGAAGATATACCTTCCGTTTATATTGTTGACAATAGAATAGATGATAGAGGAACATTCATTGGTGGAACTGGTGCTAAAGCGGTAGCATCTATTTTCAATGGTAGAATCACTGATATTAACGTTACTGAGTTTGGAAGAGGATATAGTCAGACTACTCCTCCTGTTGTTGTAATTCAAGCACCTCCCGAAGCGGAAGCATCTGCAACTATAGGTGTTAACGAGGTTACTGGTTTTAATATTAACCAAAGTGGAACAGGATACACAAAAGCACAGTTTGTTGGATGTGCTAGAGCTGCAAGTGCTATTACTGCATACACTCAGAGTGGTAATGCTGTATTCACTAATGACACTACTGCTAGTGCACATAGTATAGATGCTCCTGTTAAGTGTCTTGACGCTCTATTTGTTAAAAGATTACTTGACAAGTACACGGAACAGTTCTTACCAGATGTTCCCGCATTAGACTACAATACAATCGACGTAAGGACTGCAATCAAGACTATTAAAGACTTTTACAGTTGTAAAGGAACTTCTTATAGTATTGCATACCTTTTCAAACTTCTTTACGGTGAGCAAGTCAATATATCATATCCTAAAGATCAAATCATTAAACCATCTGCTGCAACATGGTCTATTGATACAATTCTCCGTGCAACTATAGTAAGTGGTGATCCTGCTAATATTAGAGATGGTCTTTTAACTCAAGATGCTGATATTGCTGATGAAAACATCAGACAAGCAAGTGCACTCGTAGAAAACTTTATTTCAATTAAAACATCAGAAGTTGAGATATATGAATTAATTCTGTCAGAAGAAACTATTGATGGAACTTTTGTTGTTCCTTATAAGACAAAACTAGCAGAACCTCTTGATCAAACAGAAGGTATTATAACTGTTGACTCTACAATCGGTTGGCCAGAAAGAAACGGTGAGTTTTTAATTGGTAGTTCATCTGATGTTGCAGAACTAATTCAATACAAGGAAAAATCACTAAACCAGTTCATTGAGTGTACTAGATCAGTAAATGGTGTAGTTGAGGACTGGGATTCTGCTACTGAAGTAAAATCTAACTTTAAAGTCTATGTTAACAAAGGAACTGCTCAAGAAGTAGTCATGAACGTTGTTGGTATCGTTGATGCTCAACAAACTACTCTTACTGACACTGGTTCTTACTACTTACCTGGTGATAAACTAGCAATTTCTAAGTTAGGTGGAACTGATGTCAGTTCAGAACTTACAACTTGGTTGTATAACGTTAAAAAGTTAATTTCAGTTACTGGAATTACATTTGGTGGTATTAATGATCAAGCTGCTACCGTAACCTGTGCAAACCCACACGGTCTACTAGTTGGAGATCAGGTTACCATCTATGGTGCTAACCCAATCATCTATAATGGAACATTCTTAGTTACATCAAGAGATTCACCTACTGTATTCCAATATCAACTTCCTCAACCAGGTGGAGTTATACCTCAAGGTAATATTCTTGTTTCTATTGACCTTAATAAAGGTAAATCAGCAAGTGAACAGATTCTAACTGCTATTGGTTCGTACACCACTAACGTTCAGAATACATTCTTCAATGATAATTACGTTTACGTTGCTTCTACAGGTATTCCTAACTATGAGATAGGTCCTTTTCCTGGTTCTGCGTTATTACCTGGCAACCAAAGAAAATTAAACAGATTCCCAAGAACTGCTCAAACTATATCTACAAAGAACTTAATTAATCCTGGTCCTGTTGGAACTTGGGTTAATGGTGTTTCTATATGGTCATACAAGTCAGCTTTCTTCAAAACATTTGGTGCTGTAACTGATATTTCTATTACTAACGTTGGTCAAGACTATGACGCTGCATCTCCTCCTAATATTACTATTGCAGGTGGTGGAGGATCAGGTGCAACAGGTTCTGTTGTTGTTAACGGTTCTCTTAGTGAAGTAGAAGTTCTTACAGGTGGATCTGGTTATACATCCTCACCATTGGTCTCTATAGTTGGTGGAGGTGGTTCTGGTGCTGCTGCAACTGCTATTATCACTAAAGGTGTTGTTTCACGTATTCTAATCAATTCTGGAGGAACAGGATATACTTCACAACCTTCAATTACTATTGTTGGAGGTGGTGGAACTGGTGCAACTGCAACTGCAAACGTCAGAGGTCCTATTCAATCTATTGCTGTAACAAGTGGTGGTGCTTCATATACATCAAATCCTGATGTGACATTGAGTTCTGGATCAGGTGCTGTTGCTCAAGCAATTGTACAGAATGGTCGTATTATATCAATCGCTATCATTTCTGCAGGATCTGGTTATACAACTGCTCCTATAGTAAGTATTCAAGGTGATGGTTTTGGTGCTGTTGCAAGAGCAGGTATTGATATTGATGGAGAAAACGCAGGTAGAGTAACAAGTGTTGAGATTCTCAACAGAGGTATTGGATATATTCAAGGAACTACACTTATTAACTTGACTTCTGTTGGTCAAGGTGCATTATTTACAGCAAATGTATTCCAGTGGACATATAACTTACAAGCAACTAGTTCATTAGATACTGCAAAGGGTGGAGTATTTGAAGGATATAATAATCAGTATGGTGGTGAATATGCTCACTTATCAAACCCACAGAGACTAAGATATGTTCTTGGTGATAATTTACAAGAACCAACTGTAGGAAACGTAGTTGAACAGGCAGAACAGTTAAATCACTCTCCTATTGTTGGATGGGCATTTGATGGTAACCCAATATACGGTCCTTACGGTTATGCTGATCCTACAGATCAGGCATCTGCTATCAATAGATTAAACACTTCATATCGTCTTAAAACAGAACTCGTATATGATCCAGTTACTAATCCTTATCCTGCTAGAATTGCAGGTCCTCTACTTAATGATGAGGCAGCAGGTAACTTTGTAGAAGATTATGAGTATGTGTTTGGTTTAGGTGATCTTGATCAGTACAATGGTCGTTTCTGTAAGACACCTGAGTTTCCTGGTGGTAGATATTGTTACTTCGTTACTATTGACACTACTGAACAAGGTAATCCAGTATTCCCTTATGTTTTAGGTCCTAGTTTCAACTCAGTTGTTGATACTTGGAACTTAAGTGATGGTGCAACACAACAGAATATTCCTACAGGTGTTGTTAGATATCGTGATCCATATGAGAACGTTGATATTGACGTTGAGAGGGCACCAAATGCCTCTACAAACGCTCTAACTACTGAAGACGGTGAATTACTCCTATTTGAGGTAGAAGACGAGAATAGGGACGCTGTGATCTCTCAGGATGAATTAGATGATCCAGATCAAATCTTTGAAGAATCTCCTCTACAGTTATTTGATTACTTCCCTAAAGTTAAGTTTGACTCTAAGGTTGATATTGAAGTTGAGACAATTACTAAGTTTGAGGATGCTTCTGTAACTGGATTTACAGTAGAGAATCCTGGTGCATCTTATCAGGTTAATGACCGTTTAGTATTTGATAACACAGATACTGATGGTACAGGTGTTTCTGCACGTGTTTCACATATTCAAGGTGAACCAGTATCTACATATGGTTTTGAGAGTATTGGTGGTCTCAACTATGGTGTTTTAAAAACTCAAAATCCACACAATTTGACAGTAGGAGATAATGTTGTAGTTGACTACACACCTATAATGAACAACACTAACAAAACTTTTGTTGTTAAACAGATTAAAGGTGTTGAAGAGATTGTTATTGATCAGCAAGGTTCTGGATATAATAGCGAATTACCTCCTACAATAATTCTTGATGGAGATGGAACTGGTGCTGCATTAGAAGCGGTTGTATCTTCTGTAGGATCTATTTCTTCAGTTAATATCACTAATTCTGGTGAAAATTATACTACAAACCCAAGAGTTATACTATCACACCCACAAATATACAAAAAAGCAGATTATTATATTTCTAAGATTGAAAGTAATGATTATGTTAAGGTTAATGATGTATTTGTAAATGATGCTAAGGAAATATTCATTTGTGGTAAAACAAAAGATTCTTTTGGATATACTATAGCATTTGTATCAAAACTATCTGCTACTGGTGTTAAAGATTGGGAAAAGACAATCAAGAGTACTGATGGTCAACAAGAAGTAGAATTTGAAAGAATATTAGTAGACGGTATGGATGTTTATTGTGTTGGTCATAATAGACCTAACTCAAACATTCTAGAAGCATATAACCCTGATGTTGTTCTTTGCAAGTATACACAGGCAGATAACGGATTAAGTGCTAGTTTACAGTATCAGAAAGCATATGCAGGTATATCTGGTTCTACTCGTTCTGATAATGTTAGTGCTATTGCAAAATATTCAGATACTAGATTTGTTATTGGTGGACATACTAATACAAACTCTGGTAATCCATTTGATGCTTATATTGCTGTTGTAGATACACTTGGTAACTTTGCTGTTAAGAGAAAGATTACTTCTGTAAATGTTTCTGAAAAAATTACAGATTTACTTGTAAATGGAACTGACATATACTATACATTTGAAATTGCTACAAGTCCTAATGCATCATCAGTTGATACAGGTATTGGTAAAGCAAATGTAGGTACTAGTGCAATTAGTCTTCTATGGAATAAGCAATTAACTAATACCTTGTATTCCTTTATGGATACAAGTCTTACAATAGATGAGTTTAGTGAACTTTATATTACTGCTACAACTAGACTTAAGGCAGATAATACAACTAAAGATGGATTCTGGGTTGGTAAATTCAATGTTAATGGTGATACTCTTTGGAATTATCGTTATGGAGTTCTTGGTGGATACAGTATTAATGTTGCTAAGAGAAGTCATATTGATATATTTGGTGATCTTAACATTGCAATTAACAAGTATCAGAATACAGACGGTGAATTAACTGTTGACGTAGTTAAACTTGGATACAATGGTATTATTAAGAGTCATACTAATAATAAGTTTGATGTTAATAATATTGAAGGATTGACTGCACATACATTATTCCCTGACAGTTCTGGTGATGTTCATGTATATGGTCAAACTTCTTGGAATAGAAATGAGTTATTACTACCATTTACAAGTGGTGAAACTACAGATACTACAGGTCATTACACTCCAACATTCATAGGTGAGGGTAATTCATTAAAATTTGATAGTACTAATGGATATGCACAGATACTAGGAAAAGATACTGTTACTCCTACTACATGGGTAAATTCAGCAATACAAGTTAATGGTTCTGATTTAGGAACTAAACTGACTAACAACTGGACTATTGAGTTCATGTTGTATAAAGATGCTGTTGGTAATAACAATACACATAGTCAAACACAACAAACATTAATAGCAATCGGTGATGCTACCTTGAGTACAGGTGGTCTATGGTTGTATTATGATATTTCTAGTGGAGAATTACAATTAGTTGTTACTGCAAATGGAACAGCACTTAACTCTGCATCTGGTGCTCTTCAATCTGCAGTTACTACAATGTTTGCCGATAATACTTGGCAATTCATTTCACTGACTAAATCTGCAGGTCAATACACTGCATACGTCAATGGTATACAAGTTCTTCAAGGAACTATTGATAATACTGCATTCCAGAATCAAAACCTATACATTGGTAATATTCCTGGTAGAAGTGGAACAACAGGTCAATTCCGTTCTAATGAGCAAGGTCAATATCATGTAGATAATCTTCGTATTAGAAACAGAGCAGTTACTCCTACAGTTCCTAATGATGTAACTAACTATCCTATTGCAGGTGAATTTAACGAAGGATTTAACTGGCAAGATACATCATGGTTCTCTACTTACACAAACAAGTATGATTACATTGATTATGTCGGTTGGGGTCTTAAGATTGATAAAAATGCTGATGCAGCAAGATTAGGTACACAAACAGCACAAACTAATACACAGATTGGATTCACTAGAACTGCCATAGCAGTTGTGGAGGGAGGAGAACTAACTGTTAATAATACAGGATTTGCTTTAGCAGAGGCAGGATTCCAGAACTTAGACTTTGATGATGCTGATACATCAATGTCTCAGGATTCTAGCACATTGACATATCTTCAAGATGTTTGGAGTTCTAGAACTGCTACTGTTCCTTCACCAGGTTCTCAGAAATTAAGAGTTACTGCTAATGTTAAGGACAGATACTACTTTAAGGTTACACCTACAGTCAAGATTGATAATATTCAAGAACTTACTCTTAACCAAGAGTTTAGATTTACCACAGGAACAAAATTAAGACTTAACAATGATGCAGGAGTATTCCAAAATAGTGGATATATTATTAGACAAGATGTTACTAATAGAAAGATATATCTTGCAGTTAATAATAATGCTTGGTCTGATAATCTCAATGCAGGTTATATTGTTACAGAACAGTTTAATGAGCAAAGCACTTATGGAATTGTAGGACCTATACCTAATGATATTAATGAACTTACATTTACATTTGCACAATTAAACAATACTACACCAGGTGTATTTGATATTGATCTTAACAATTTCAATCATCCAGAGGGCGGTACAAACAATATGGATGAATTGACTAGATTCAAACCATATACTGATGATGATTACTCTATTAGAATTGATGAAGTTTCTGGTGGTTCACCTTATATTGTCGGATCTGTTATTAATATTGACTCTGGTGATATTAGTTACAATGCTGAATATACAACTGCACAAATTCAAAATCTAACTGGTGTTCTTAAGATTACTCTAATAGCAACTCTTAGAAGAATTATACAAGCAACTGCAGTTGCTAATAGTGATGAAGTTTATATTGTTACTGGAAGCAGTCACTACCTCACTGAGGGTGAGATGGTTAATATTGATGGTAACCCATCACAAACTTACAATAGTCTTGTATATGATGAATATGATGGTGCTTTCCCAGTTCATACTGTTGTAAGTCCTGTTGAATTTACTTACAAATTACCTAATGCTGCTCTAACATCACCAGCTACAAACTCAGGTCAAGTTAATATTTACGTTAAATCTCCTGTTCTTAAGATGTATTATGGACATCAATATCTGTTTGATGTCAGTCATTCTTCAATGGCAGGTGGTAACTTATCATTCTCTAAAGATAATCTCTACAAACTAGAATACTCATTCAACTCTATTGAAAGAGTAGGTACACCTGGTATTACTGGTCAAGGTGTTCCTAATCCTACTGTTAAGTTAAAAGTTGATACTGATATTGTTACTAACATTTCTTACTACTTTGACCCATCTAGAACAGGTGATGATTCTCCTGTTATCAAATCTAGTTACTTAGATGTTGTCAATTCTCCTTACGTAGGAAACTTTACTATTAGTTCTATATCTGGTGCAACTATTACTCGTGGTGCTGATACATTCAAATTCCCACTTGCTAATGAACCAGAAGGAAATGCTGACGTTATCAATACATCTTATAGCACAAGTTCATTAAAGGCAGTTGGTTCTATCAGTGATATACGTATTGTTAATCCTGGTGGTTTCTATACTAGATTACCTGTTGTCACAACAATTCAATCATCTAGACAGATTGAGAGAGTTCAAATTGATGCACCAGGTACTGAATATGCTGTAGGTGTTTATAATAGTGTTCCTATTGCAGGTGATGGAGAAGGTGGATTTGTTTCTATTACTGTTGCTGATGGAACTGATGATGAGGGTGTAACAATTCCTGGTCAAATACAAGAAGTTGTAGTTACATCACCAGGTAAAGGATATACTACCGCAAGTATTGATGTTGAATCTATATCAGGTATTCTTGGACCAGGTTTAACAGGTTCTGGTGTTGATCTGAATGTTGTTATACCTCCTGCAGGAACTGGTGCTTCTATCTTTACTAAAGGAACTAAAGTTGGTAAGATTAAGAAATTACAGAACAATAACTTTGGATATGATTATCCTCATGACTATACTTTACGTCCTGAGATTTCATTCCCAATTAACGCACAGTTAACATCCACAAGTATACTTGATAGTATTACAGTTACAGATCCAGGTTCTGGATATTCACAAGCACCTGCTGTTGTTATTACAGGTGGTGGTGGAGCAAATGCGACTGCTGAAGCATCTATTAAAAATGGTCGTTTAGATGATGTTATTGTTAAAGATCCTGGCTCAGGTTATTCATCTGCTCCTACTGTATCTTTAAGATCATCCTTTAACTATGTTGTTAACCTTGACTTAGGATTACTACAGTTTGCTTTCCCACATG